ACACCCAGAATGATCAAAGCTCCTGCAAGAGTGCCCAGGCCCTTTGCGATCTGAGTAATGGACATTCCACCGAATCCAGCAATAACTTCAGCAATCTGGCCTAGTGCAAATGAAACTATTGCAAGTCCAGCGCCGATCAAGATCATGTTGCTTGGCATGAGTCGCATAGCAAGACCGATAATGACCAGTCCTGCACCAATACCGAGCATTCCCTTGCCCATCGTGGCCCAGTCCATATCACCAAACGTCTGAACCACACCGGCCAGAATCTTGAGGGCTCCAGCTACGAGGATCAACCCAGCACCTGTAGCTACCATGCCACCGGTTGGCATCAATCTCATTGCCCCAATAAGGACAGTAAGACCAACACCTACTCCGACAAGACCCTTGGACATCTCGCCCCAGCTCATGGTGGCGAATGTCTTGACCGCTAGAGCCAGGAGAAGCAATCCTACGCCAATTGCAGCAATGCCAGCGCCCGCCCTTACCATTCCAGCCGAGTTTGCCGATAGTGGAATGACTGCTACAGAGATGATACCAAGAAGAACACCAACACCAGTAAGACCCTTTAGCAACTGACCCCAGTCAAGTTGAGCAAGGATAACTACCGCTGCCGTAAGGATGACGATAGCTCCAGCCAGCAGAATCAAACCTGCAGAGACGATAGGAAGTTTGATAAAGCCTGTTGACGTTGAGATCTTGTCGATGATTGCCATGGCGCCGAGAAGCTCACCAAATGCAACAGTCATTGCACCTAGAGCACCACTCAACTTTTCTGGATCAGCCAACGAAAGCGCAACTACTGACGCGGCCAAGAGCGCAACCGCAATAGCGATGTTCATCAGCGCTTTCGACTTGATCTCAGCGGTCATAGCCTTCAGCGATCCAGTAAGAGCATTGAACGGAGAGGTAAGATTCGAAAGAAGTCCACCACCCGCTCCCTTAAACCCGAGCTGCTGCAAGAGACTTCCGCTACCAAGGAACTTCTTGAACATGATGACAAGACCACCAAGAAGTCCCGTTCGAATAACTGCAAGGATGGCCTCGAAGTTGATGTTCTCGAATGCCTTCTGAATGGCTGGTCCAATCGCTTGACCCAATTGAGACAGCGCATCGAGGATACTGTTAATAAGTCGATCGGAATGTGAGAACGCCTCGAGCATATTGCCGAAAGCGGTCCCAATTGCACCAAATACCCCGGCAAGTCCACTTCCTTTTCCACCAACTCCCCCGGGGGAAATCGAGTCAAAGAATGCTGAGATAGCATCCTTCAATCTTTCTATCATTTTGACGGGCGCAACAAGAATGTCGCCAAGCCCGTTGAAGAAGTTACCGAGTCCATCGCCCTTCTTCAAAGCTTCGTCTACCTTGACAAGGAAATCACCAATGCTACCGGTGATACCAAGAAAACTTCCGGTACCACCAGCAATCGCACCAATGACTCGCTTGAATACATCAAAGATGCCACCAAGGATCTGCTTACCAATATCTAGCACAGCAAACAGACCTCTGAACGTTCGCCTCAAATCCTCGATAGTCTGAGGACTTGGTTTAAGTGTCTTGGTGAACGCGAGGAATTTCTTTGTCAGATCGGCAAGATCTTTTCCTGTTGTCGCCGGGAAGATGTCGTGGAAGGCATCTCGGATAGGTGCAAGTACCTGGCCTAGTGCTTTAAAGACGTTTCCGATGGCCGCGATCAAAGCCGTCCGGCCGCCTAGGGCCTTCCAGTCCTTTAGTACATTATTTCGGGCTTTGGAGTTGGCGCTGATGAATCCGTTAATCGAATTTGAGATTCCGGTGAATAGGCCTTTGGCTTCCGTGAAATCACCAAAGATGATCTGCCAGGTGGCCGCCCAACCAGATCCGATACTTTCCTTCGTCGTATCTAGGAGCTGGCCAAGAGTCTTAACCTGAGTCGCAGCTTCCTGAGCAGTCTTCGCCGTCTGCTGTATCGCCTTGATCTGAGCATCGTTGAATCCCTGTGCTTTGAGCTCGGCATCTGACAAATCACCCGTAAACTGCTGAAGTGTATTCGTCAGAACCTTGGACGTGAGCCAGGATGCTCCGCCAGGACCACCTGTAGCACTGAGCGAGTTTCGGAAAGACTCACCATTGATGGAAACGTTCTTCATCGGGCCTACGAGATCAACGGCCCCTTGCTTCAGTGTTCCCATTCTCTCAGCTGTCGTTGCCAACGCTCGCTGGAATACCGTACCACCCATACCAGCATTGACAACCGAGTTCCAGTCCATCAAGGAAACTCGACCAGCAGAGATAGCCTGAGACAACTGGTACATTGCAGTCGAAGCCTGATCAGCGTTCGAACCAGAGAGTGCCGCCAAGTTGGCGATACCCTTGATTGCACCAGTCGCTGTATCTAGATCTACACCGGCAGCCGTGAAGGTACCGATGTTCCTTGCCATCTGGCTGAAGTTATAGATCGTCTTGTCTGAATAGATATTAAGGGTATTCAGAGCTTTGTTGACGTCTTTAAGTGTAGTGCCAGCGGCCTGGGTGTTGGCCATGATCGTCTGAACAGCGTTTAGGTTCGTCGTATACTCGTGAAATCCCTGAATAATCGGATCCAGAGTAAGCGATTTGACTAACGATGCTCCAGCAGTCACCGCTCGAGTAGCGATCTGTGACATCACACCAATAGCAACAAGCCTCAGTGCATCAAACTTTGGGATGAGAGAATCAAGAGCGCTTCCGATTTTGGAAAGGAGACCCGTCTGAACACCCGAGGCAGCCTTATCGATATCGGCCATTCCTTGGGTAGCGCCATCGAGCTTGAGCGATGCTTTGAGCCTATTAAGTGCATCGATACTTCGACTAACGCCCTGTTCGAACTTACTCGATTCGAAACTCATTGAGACAACTTTGTCATCAATGGTTGCCATTAAACTTGGGTCACCTCCCTCCATGCTTCGGCTGCTATCTGGTCAAATATAGGTCTAATTGCAGGCATGATGTAATCTCGGCCCTGAACGTATCCGCCAGTTCCGGTACCATGTCCGTATTGAATCAGGACAGCGATGTTCTCGCCCTCGTTTTCATTTCTATTGTGCCAACGAATGGAGTAATATCCTCGCCGCGACTCGATCGTGTAGTACCATGACTCCGAAGTCAGACCAGAATCTACTGGTGTGGCGTTGGCTAGGGCATTTACACCCAAAGATCCGTACTTATTTAGAACCGCGGACAAGTTGTCCCTTTGCAGATGTTCTAAATATCGTTCTGTGTTTTTGAAGTCTCCCGATTCGGTAAATGTAATCATGATTACCTAGACGTAAGACGAACAACAACGGTACCTGGAGTTCCTGCTTGGCCATAGTTATACGGTAGACTGTTCAAAGGAGAAGCCGTAGCACCGCCACCTCGTCCAGGCTTGACTGCATCGACTCCGGTTCCTGGATCTGGCTGAGCATCTTCCCCATCTCCTGAAACCAAGACATCATCTGGATTCCAAGAACCGTTACCTCCAGCGGTACCATCGAGATAGGAAGTAAGGACACCGTACTTTGCGATTCCTCCTGCTCCACCGCCACCGCCATGGCCAATATTGTCGATGATGGGACCGTCTTCTCCATCTGTGCTTAGAGTTCCTCCGATGGTTCCACATACTCCGCCTAGACCTCCACCTCCAGCTGCAGTAGTGTTACCTATTCCACCAGCACCACCATGAGCCTGAGATGTGCCCGTTATTGCGTTGGTCTGAGCTCTCTTTCCGCCCTTACCACCTGATGCTCGGCAAGTAGTACCATTGAACGATGAAGGTCCACCATCAGTACCATCAGTTGTGGCAGTACCAACAGCTACGGTGGTTCCAGCAGCTCCAGAAGCACCAACAACGATTGGACAGGAACTCGGTAACGCAGACAACATTCCTTGGACTCGTTGGTATCCTCCGCCTCCACCTTCTCCGCCGTAATTTCTAACGAGAGTTCCGGTGTTTGCAGTATCAACACCACCACCGTGTCCTCCACCTCCACCAATACAGATGACATCAAAGTGGCTATACCCTAGATCGATCCAGTCCTGAGGAATAAACGGAACTCCATCTTCGAGAACCTTGGTTACTGGATTTGCCCGTACGATACTTCCGGCAAGTTCAAGTCTCATCGGAAATCCTAAGTACGAGTGTCTAGTGCATTGATAGTTACATC